GCTTTTTATATTTGCGAAAATAATTACGATCGGGGGTGACGATAGAATTTATGAAAAACACAAAAACAGCATACAAAAGAGCAGTAATCAAAAATTTAAAAGATTTAGGAATTTACAAAGACGAATACGAAGATATGGTCGACATATACAGTGGAATGATATTTCAATACGCTACATTTGAAAAAGCATTTGAAGAATCAGGATTCAAGGTGGAAGAAGAATACACAAACAAAGCAGGTGCAACAAACATGAGAAAAGTGCCGCTATATACTGCGATGGAATCGCTTAGAAAAGATATAGCAACATATTCCGACAAGCTTGGACTCAATCCAAAATCACTGGAAAGCATATCTCAAGAAAAATTAAAATCTACTGGATTAGATGAAATTCTATCTAACCTATAATGAAAGATTTTAGCAAATATGCAAACTACAAAACAGTTATCAACTACTGTGAAAACATAAAATCAGGTAAAATCTTAGCAAATCGAGAACAAATTCAAGGTGTTGAACGCTTTTTGAAAATGCTTGAAGATGATAGATACGAACTCAGACCATCAGAGCCTGAAATCATTATAAAACTAATCGAAAAAACAATAAAACATAGACAAGGCGAAAAGTTGGACGGAACTCCCATGAGAGACCGTCCTTTTTTATTACAGCCTTGGCACAAATACATTATTTACAACATTGTAGGATTTTGGCACAAGGGAACAAATATATTAAAACACCATGAGTGCTTCATTTACATCCCACGAAAAAATACAAAAACCACATTTGCAAGTAGTCTTGCATGGGCACTTAGTATTTACTTTAGAAAATCTGGATCAAAATGCTACATTGTAGCAAATGCGATGCAACAAGCAAGAGAGTCCTTTGATTTCATCAAATTCAACATAGAAAAACTTAATGCTGATAAGTCATTCATAATAAAAGATTCCAATGTTGAAAGAAGTATTGAACGTAACTTCGACGATGGATTTATGAGGATACAAGCACTTGCAAGCTCAACGGATAGACAAGACTCACTCAACTGTAACTTGGCAATCGCTGACGAATTGCACGCATATAAGAATCCAAAACAATACAACATAATCAAAGAAGCAATGAAAGCATATACAAACAGATTGATGATAGGAATAACAACCGCGGGCGACAATATGAACTCATTCTGTTATAACAGATTGAAATATTGTCAGAAAGTATTAAACGGCACAGTAGATGATGAACAATACTTCATCTTTATTGCAAAAGCAGACGAAAGAGATGATGGAAGTGTTGACTACACAAATCCAATAGAGCATGAAAAAGCAAATCCGATGTACCGTATCACAATCCGCCCTGATGAAATGCTGACAGGTGCAAATCAAGCTCAAAACGATCCACAAAGCAGGAAAGACTTCTTGGCAAAGAGTTTGAACATATACACGTCAAGCACAAAAGCATACTTCAATATTGACACTTTCAGAAATAGTGACAGTAATTACAACTGGAGTATCGAAGAATTATCAAAACTTCCAATATCGTGGTTTGGTGGTGCAGACTTATCAAAAATGCACGATTTAACAGCTGCTGCACTCTACGGGACATATAAAGATGTTGACATAATAATCACACATGCATTCTTCCCTGTTACACGTGCACACTTAAAAGCCGAAGAGGACAACATTCCACTTTTTGGTTGGCTTGATGATGGAAATCTCACAATGACAAATGGGGATATTACAAATCATGCAGACATTGTGAAGTGGTTCATGATGATGAGGGACAAAGGTTTTAAAATCAAGCAATTAGGTTTTGACAGAAAATTCGCTGAAGAATTCTATCTGATGATGAAAAAAGAACGATTCAACATAGTTGATGAACCTCAGTTGTTCATAAACAAATCAAAAGGATTCAGAAGAATTGAACAAAAAGCAATAGCAGGAAAGCTATACTACATGCATTCTGATGCATACGAGTATTGCGTTGAGAATGTTCATGGAATAGAAAAAACTGACGACATGATTCAATACGAAAAAGTAATGCCGAACATGAGAATTGACTTGTTCGACTCAAGCGTATTTGCAGCATGTCGTTTTTTAAATAATTTAGAAAACTCAAATATGGCAACAAAATGGTTAAAAAGCTAGGAGGTGAATAGAATGGGAATTTTTAACAGAAAAAAGATAGAAAAAAGAGAAATAAAAAGAACAATGACACCAAGTCAAGCATGGTTTTTGACTGACGGCAACGACACTGGACTATGTTGTGCAGGATATACAAGGCTTATTGATTGTCCTGAAATCCGTACAGCAATTGAACGTATCGCAGAAATAATATCAACAATGACGATTCACTTGATGAAAAATACAGAGAATGGAGACAAAAGGATAATCAACGAGTTATCAAGGAAAATTGACATAACACCAAATCACTATATGTCACGACAAGCATTAATTCATTGGATCGTGAAGAAAATGTTAATTGATGGAAATGCAATCTGTTATGTAAAAACAAAGAAAAACTTGATTGATTCAATTAATCCTTTGACGAGTGGATATACCTTTGTAGGCAATAATCAAGGATATGAAATCAGAATAAATGACAAAAAATACAAAAGTGATGAATTACTACACTTCAAATACAATCCAAACTTAGACAATCCATGGCTTGGTGATGGTTACACAGTAACACTTCGAGGCATAGCACAAAACTTGAAACAAGCAGGACATACAACAAATGAATTCATGAGTAATCGTGTAATTCCGAATCTAATCGTAAAAGTCGATGCACTTACAGACGACTTGGCAAGTGCTGATGGTCGTGCAGAAGTTTACGACAAATTTGTAACTGCAAGCAAGTCTGGTGAACCTTGGATAATTCCAAGTGGACTTATTGACGTACAACAAGTAAAGCCGTTAACACTCAATGACATAGCAATCAAAGACACAATTGAGCTATCAAAAACAGCAGTAGCAAGCATATTAGGTGTTCCAAAGTTCCTACTTGGAATTGGAGAATTCAATAACAACGAATACAACAACTTCATAAGAACAAGGATCATGGGCATTGCAAAATGCATCGAACAAGAATTGACTGCGAAGTTACTACTTGCTGATGATTTGTACTTCAAATTCAATGCAAGAAGTATTTACAGCTACAATTTGCAAAACTTATCAGAAGTGTACTTGAACTTATTCCAGTCAGGAATTGTGACTGGAAATGAAGTTAGAGACGTGATTGGATTGACACCTTTGAAAAATTTGAATGAGTTAACAATCTTAGAAAACTATATACCACAGAGCAAGATAGGAAATCAAAAGAAACTGGAGGGAGGTGAAACAAATGAAAACAAAACAAATTCGCTCAATGACAACGGAAATTAAAGGCGAAAGCGACGACAATCAAAAAGTAATTAGAGGATACTTTGCAGTGTTCGATGACGAGACAAACTTGTATGACAAAGTATTTGAGAAATTAGATCGTGGAGCTTTTAATAACTCAATAAATTCAGATGTAAGAGCACTTATAAATCACGATACATCACTTGTACTTGGAAGAACAACAAGCAACACTTTGAAACTTCGTACAGATGATAAAGGTCTATACGGTGAAATCTACATCAACGAAAAAGACACTGATGCAATGAACATATATGAACGAGTTAAAAGAGGAGATGTGAGTCAATGTAGCTTTGGATTCAATGTAAACGATGAAGAAGTCGAATACAGAGACGATGATACAGTACACTTCACAATTAAAGACTTGGACTTATATGAAGTTTCAGTGTGTACATTCCCTGCATATGCTAACACAGGTGTGGAAGCAAGGGAAAAACAAGTACAAGAACATAAAAAAAGAGAATTACAAATCAAAAAAGACAAACTAAAGGAGAGATTAACGAATGCTTAGAAAACTAATGTTGGCAAAGAAATTATCAGAAAAGCAAAAAGCAATGGAAGAATTGAGAAATGCCTTATCTGATATCGAAAAAAGAGAAGAAGAACTTGCAACTGCCATCGACGAAGCAAACACAGACGAAGAATTGCAAGTTGTGAATGATGAAATCGACAAAATCGAAAAAGAGAAAAAAGAAAACGCTGAAAATTCTAAAAAGTTAGAAGATGAGATTGCAGAAATTGAAAAAGAGCAATCTGAACTAGATGAAAAAGAAAAAGAAGCAGAAGAACAAGACGAAAAAGAAGAAATCACAGAAGAAAAAAGAGAGAAAGAAGAGGTATATCAAGTGAGAACTAAAAACTTTGGCGGAATGACAAGAGAACAAGTTGAAAATATTGTTAAAAGAGAAGATGTTAAGGAATTCTTAACAAGAGCAAGAGAACTTAAAGGCGAAACAAGAGCAGTTAAGGGAGCAGAGCTAGGAATTCCTGAAGTGTTATTGGATGTATTAAGAGACAACATCAATCAATACTCAAAATTAATCTCAAAAATCAACTTAAGAAAAGTCAGAGGAACATCAAGAGCAATAATTGCAGGTAACATTCCTGAAGCAGTTTGGACAGAAGCTTGTGCGAAACTTAATGAGTTAGAAATCAACTTCAATGAAATCGAAATCGACGGATACAAAGTTGGTGGATTTATCGCAATCTGTAATGCAACTTTGGAAGATGCAACTGACATCGGCTTATATAACGAGATCATGACAATGTTAGCACAAGCCATCGGTTTAG